GGCGCCGGTTCATAGGTGATCGTGAGGCGCGGCTGCCCGTAGGCCGCCTGCCGCCCGCGGAGGAGGTGCTTCGTGGTCGAGTTCGTCTTGAGCGTCCAGCCCCAGTTCCGCTCGATCGTGCGGTCGTACCAGCCCTGGACGTCGCTGGTGACGTCGAACTCCCAGTAGTTCGGTGCCGTCGTGCCGGACTGGGTGTCGGTATCCGTCGCCGTAGCCACCACGTCGGGCTTCGTGTTCCACGTCATCGTCGAGAGCCACGACGCCAGATTCCGCTTCAGGCTCAGCGTGACCGAGCCAGACCAGTTGTCATCCTGGGTCACCCGGTAGATCGCCGACGTGATGACGCTGCCCTTCGGGATCGAGGGCATCGCGCACTGAGTCAGAACCTCGTAGGTCAGGCTCTTGATCGGCACGATCGCCGGCATCCCGAACACCATCGAGGGACGCGGCTGCTGGATCGAGACGAACGACGGGTAGACGACAACTGTGGGCATCAGCCGAACGCCCTAACCTTCATGCCGTCGAGGCCGCGCTGGGCACCGACGCGCGAGTCCGCGCGGTCGTCCACGTAGCCGTCGAACTCGTGGCCCGGGATGACCAGGCGCATCCGTCGCGAAGCGAGGCTCGCGGTCGCCGTACTGCCGCCCTGGAAGGCCAGGCTGGTGGTCGAGATCCGGGAGGTCAGGCGGGTCATCGCAGTGTCGATCGGGTCGGTCTGCACGAGGCCGTCAGCGAGCAGACTCACGAGACGCTTGCCCGCGCCTCCGTTGTTCCACGACGTCAGCGGCCCCTCCTTGACTGGGGAGCCGGGCAGGAAGCCCTTGATCTTGTCAGCGACACCCTTCATCGCGTTACCGAGGTCGCCGAGCTTGGAAGTGATGCCGCTGATTAGGCCGCTGATGACTTCCTTGCCGGCGTTGAACAAGATCTTGGCCGGGGTGCCCAGTGCGCTCAGGATCTTGCGCGGGATGAAGGTCACGATTCGGACCAGCCGATTGATCGACTGTCCAGCAAAGCGACCCATCGCGCCGAACGCGTCCAATGCCCAGACCCCCAGGCGGACCTTGAGTAGACCGAAGAACTCCCCGACCCGCGCGAGCAGCCCGCGGAAGCCAGCCAGGACCCGGCCGACGATGCCCTTGAACGGCAGCTCGCCCTTGAAAGCCTTGGCGAAGGTCTCGAACAGGTCCTTGCCGAAGGACCGCAGCGGTCCGCCGAGGTCGTTGAGCCACTTGAACGCGACGGCCAGGAACCGACCAACGAAGGGGATCCTGGTCAGGATGCGGGTGATTGGGCCGGCGAGCTTTGAGGGAGCGAAGACGATCGTTAGGGCGGCGAGCAGGATGTCTGGCAGGTGATCCCAGATGCCCTTCCAGAGAGCCGGGTCGCCAACGCCGTTGATGATCCCGGTCGCGAGCCCGAGCACGAACGGCAGCGCAAGAGTGCCGACCTTGATGCCGATGCCCACCCAGTCGACGCCCTTGAAGAAGTCGAGCAGCTTGTCGCCGAACTTGGCGAGATCCTTGATGCCCTCGAACAGCGCCTTCGACAGCACCTTGCCGAGCGACTTGGTGTCGATGTGCGAGAAGTCGATCCCCGACGCCTCGCCCTTGATGCGACCGAGGCTGTCCGCTGCGGACCGGAAAGCGTCACGCATCCCGGTCGCGCTGCTCCGGATGACACGCATCGCCGCACTCAGCGCAGGGGCGCCGGCACCAGCGGTGAAGAGCTCGTGGATGCCCTGAGCGGCCGGTCCGATCTTGGTGCCGATCTTCGTGATCGCCGGACCGATGCCGTTGAGGCCGTTGGTCAGCGAGCGGAGGCCAGCCTGGACAGCCGGTGCGATCAGGCGCCCGAACTGCAGGCCCACGGTCTCGAGGGAGCCCTTGAACGCCTCGATCGCGCCGGACGTGCCCTTCATTCGAGAGGCGGCGATCCGCTCAGCCGCGTTGAGGTCCTTGGTCGCCCCGATGTACTTTCCGATCCCCTTGGCGCCGTTGTCCATCAGGACCGTCGCCGCGCGGGTGGCGTCCGAGCCGAAGATCGTCGTCAGGGTCGCGGACTTCTGGGAGTCGGACAGCTTCCCGAGGCCCTGACGCAGCGACTCGGCGACCTGGGTGATGTCCTTGAAGGACCCGTCAGCGTTGACGAACTCCAGGTTGTACTTCCGCATCGCCGCCTTGGCAGCGTCCGTCTGCGGGACCAGGCGAGCCAGCGCGGTCTTCAGCGACGTACCAGCGTCGGACCCCTTGATCCCGGCCTGGTCGAACGCGGCGAGCACGCCAACGGTGTCCTGCAGCGACAGGCCCGCGTTCTTCGCGCCCGGACCGACCTGCGAGAGCGCCTGCCCGAGGGACTCGACCGACGCGGTCGAAGCGTTCGCGCCACCGGCAAGGGCCGCGGCGATCGCGGGGATCTTGTCCGAGGTCAGCCCGAACGTGTTCATCGCGTTCGAGGCGAACGTGGCGGCGCTCGCGAGATCCAGCCCGCCCGCAGCGGCGAGGGTCAGGGTGCCCTTCAGGCCGCCAGCCTTGATCTGCGCCGCAGTCAGGCCGCCCTTGGCGAGCTCGAGCATCGCCGACGAGGCGTCGTTCGCGCTGAACACCGTGTCGGCGCCCATCTTGATCGCCAGGTCCGACAGATCCGCGAGCTGCTTCTTCGGGGTGTTCGTGACCGCGGCGATCTGGTTCATCGTCTGCGAGAACGACGCCTCGAGGCCGACCGCGCCCTTGACGATCCCGGCGAACCCGAGCGCGCCACCGCCAGCCAGGAGCGCACCGATACGACGGCCCATCCGGTGTCCGACGCCGTCGACCTGTGGCCCGACCTGACGATCGAGCTGACGACCGAACCCGCGAGCAGAAGGCGCCAGCGACACGAAGGCGGAAGCGACTTCGGACACGCGGTTCACCTCCGTCGTACTCTGCTGGGATGGATTTCGTGAGGTGGTGCCTCGACGAAGGCTTCGGCGGTCTGGTGCTGCTCGTGCTCATCGCGGGGGCAGCACTCATCGCCCTGATGGCCATCGCCACAGGGCTGCTACGGGTGCTCGGCTTCGCCGGGTCAGCGTTCGCCGAGGGCTACCGCAAAGAGCGACCTAGGCGGTCCGGGTCGGAATCGGACCCATGTGACCCGCCAGGCGCAGAGCCGCGATCACCTCGTCCTGACTGACAGTCGGCTTCGCGAGCTTGGTGGTCTGCTTCGGCCACGGCCGGGGATGCGGCTTCGGCCTGGTGCCCTTGCCGCCGCCCTGCGCCCAGGCGATCTCGTGCATCAGGTCGAACAGGTTCATCACCGCGATCGCCTCGAAGGTGACCGGGTACTCCCAGCCGTTCAGCGCCACCGCGACGGCCGAGGAAGGGTCGTTGACGAGCCGGTTCGTGTGCCGAACGGCTTCGCCCCACGTCATGCCCTCTCCGATGACGGAGAGGGGGAGTTGGAACCGCGCTCGCCAGTCGTACTCGAACGCGCCGCGGTGGGCATCGATCAAGTCCGCGAGCGCGACTATTCCCCCAGGGAGGCCCCGTCGCCGTCGCCGTGGTTCGCCCAGTCCTTGACGATCTCGACCATGTCCATCTGCGGCAGGTCATACAGCGCGTTGAGCGCAGTCTCGCTGGGCTTGGACGCCTCGAGCGTCTTGATCATGTAGGAGATCATCCCCTGCTCGCCGCCGAGCGCGGCGTCACGCAGGTCGCGGCCAGACAGGGCAGCACGGCCCTTGGCGGCGGACGGCAGGGTGTGCTTCTTGCCGTCCTTGTCGGTGAACTTGAACGCCGCGGTCTTCGCGGGCTGGTGGTCTTGCGGCTGTGCGGTCATGGCGCGGACTTCTTTCTGTAGCGCGGATGAAGGTGGAGCGCGCGGAAAGGGGGTGAGCACCGGGCCGGCCGTCCGCGCAGAGCAGCCGACCCGGTGGCTTGTCAGGCGGGCGTCTTGAGCGCCGTCGCGAACCGCTTGAAGTTGTAGTTCTTCGCAGGGTCCAGGTCGCCCTCGACGGTGACGCCGTACTCGATCGCGGAGCTGTTCGCGAGCTTGTGGGCCTCGACGGAGACGACGACGGCGTTCGGGACGTAGTCGCGGATCAGCTCGGCACCGTCCACGGCGTCCACGACCATCGAGAAGGCTTCACGGTCGGTGACGGTGTACTCGAACGAGCCCTCGGTCGAGGCGTCGTCCACGGTCACGCCGAAGTAGAGCTCGATCGTCTCGATCGTGGTCTCCAGGAGCGTGAACTTCCACGAGGGCTTCTCGTCGGACGGAGTGCGGATGGTCCGGACGGTCACGCCGCCCTGCCACGCCTTGATCGGGGTCGAGTCACCGACGCCCGGCAGCGCGATCTCGACGCCGTCCTCGTTGATGAACCCGAGGTCGGTGTGACCGGTCGCGGCGCCAACCACGGTGGTCGGCGCGGCGGCGCCGTAGTCGCCCTTCGAGACGGCTCCCGTTACGGCGACCCGCACGTTGGCTGCATCTGTAGACATGCTCTACTCCTTCGTTTCGGCGGCGGGCGCCGGGGTGTTGGGGGTTGGGCGCGCGGACGTCTTCTTGGCGGCCTTCTTCGCCGGGGCCGCCTTCGCTACCCAGCCCTGGGAGGCGTACATCGCGACCTGCTCAGGGGCAGCGTCAACGGTCAGGTTCGACTGGGGGTGCGTCATCTTCGGCACGAGGTACTCCTCAAGGCGTGGGCGTCAGGTTGGCGCCGCGGGTGTTGAGCTCGAAGGACATGAACCGGCGCGTCACCACGTCGGCGATCGGGGACGGACCGGAGATCTGCACGACCCGAAGCACCGGAGCGCCGTCCGCCGCGGCGCGGAGGATGGCCGAACAGGTGAGCGCCAGGTCGCGGACCGGCTTGTCGGTGTCGGCATTCACGTACACGTTGATCGCCAACCGGGGAGCCTCACGGACCTGGTCGATCGCGCCGCCACCGTCACGACGGACCACAACCTCGGAGTCGCCGCCTGCATACTTCGTCGACACCCGGGTCCGGCCCTCAGCATCGACAGCGGTCGGGTACCCGTAGGTGGGCAGCGCGGCCCGCAGCACTCCGGTCGCCCACAGTTCGACGTCGGGGAAGATGATCGGGGTGGTCATCGGGCCTGGTCCAGTGCTCGGGACAGGTTGCCGGTGTTCGCCTCTACGGCCCAGTCGTGGTCCGTATCGCCGGCCACCCGAACCACGGCGCGGTCGGTGGTGACTTGCTCGATGTGCAGGCCGGCGCGGTACTCGCCGGTCTTCACTGGTGCGTCAGCCTGGGCGGTCTCTAGGACCCGCTCCATGCGCTTCGTGAGCTCCACGCGGATGCCGGCGTACCGACCTTCGGCGCGGAGCATCTTGCCGAACTCGGCGTGATTCATCTTGAATCGGAGCGCCATGAGGATCAGCCCTCCGTCCGCTCGGTCTGCACGACGATCCCGGCGTTCAGCCAGGGAGCAGGGTCGCCCTTGACCGGATACACGTCCCCGCGGACCCGCATCCGGTCCTTCGCGGTCACATCGGCGGACGAGGGCAGATACAGCGTGAATCCTGAAGTCACCGAGTTGCGGGCGTCACGCAACGGCTCGGGACCCTGGCCGTCGGTCGTTGGCCGAGGCTCGGCCGGCGCGAGCGTGATGATGTCGACCTCGGTCACGTTGTCAGGCGCCCAGGACTCCACAGAGTCGCCAGAGTCGGGGTCCGTGACAGCGCCGGCCCGAATCCGGGTGACGGTCTCGGTGTCCATCAGATCCTCATGCCCGGGCGGTCGTACCAGCCGAACGGGAACTCGGCCGGGTCGTAGACCCCGCCGATTTCGTCCCGCGTAGTGCTGATCGTGCCCAGCCCGGAAGCATTGGAGAGGAACCGGTCGAGGACCGCCCGCTCGTCGTCGGTGAGGTACAGGCCGCCGGCGGCGTCGAAGTAGCCCTCCGTGAACGGGCCGATGGCCTTGCTCCGGAGGTTCGGGTTCGGATTGAGCCACACCCGGGCAGCGACCTGGACCACGATGTCAACCACGTCAGCCGGAGCATCTGTGGCCTCATCAGAGGTCCAGTCCATCCGGGCATAGCCCTGGACCCTGTTGGTCGCGGCAGACAACACCGCCACCGCCCGCGCGTCATCGTCCGCGATGGTCTGAGCGACCCATGCGGCGAGGGCGCTTACGGGCGGCGGCAGTGTTGTCATGTCACTTCTCCGGTCAGGAGACCGTGATGGCCACGGTGTCGGTGCGGCCGGCGTAGGTGACCGTGATGGTCGCCGAGCCGGTGGCCACGAAGGACACGAGGCCGGTGGCGGAGACGGTCGCCTTGCTCGGGTCGGACGACACGTAGCTCGCGTCGTTCGTGACCGTGCGGGTCGAGCCGTCAGCGTCCTCGGTGGTGACCGTGAGCTGCGTGGTCTGTCCAGCAGCCTTCGTGCTGGTCGCCGGGGTCGCGTTGATCGCGGTGGGCTGCAGGTTCAGCTTCACTGCGCGGATGAACCCGTCGGCGCCGTCCTCGACGACAGCCGTGCCGAAGAACGTGTCGACGAGCGACCGGTCCTGGACGTTGGCGTAGTCGTAGTCCCGGAGCCAGCGCATGGCCAGACCCTGGTAGGACTCCGAGCGGCCGAAGGTGGCGCCGTCCGGCACGACCGGTGCGCGCATCGCGAGGATGAACGCGGTCATGTGGAAGGCGTATGCCTCGTCCTCGGGCAGGGCGTTCGACGTGTAGACGTCGAACCCGGCGATCTTCCCGATCAGGGCCTCGCGCAGGGCGTCCGAGGAGCCGGACTGGTCCACGCGGCGGAACTGCTCGGACTTGAGGATCGCTGCCTCCACCGCGGACCCGACGACCAGCCGACGGCCGGCGAGCGGGACGTTGGCGTCGTTGAGCGCCTTGCGAGCGTCGACGATGCCGTTGTACGGGTTGGAGACGTCGAGGTTGATCTCGGTCTCGTAGTCCGCGGCCT